AAATTTTGTATTTTTATAAAAATCTATTGCTTTTTTTGAATTAAAATTACTTGAAAAATCTAAATTTTTATATTTATCTGTGTAAATTGTTACATGAAGATCATTAAAAACTTTATAATAATAATTATTTTCTATAGCAAAACCTATTGCCAATCTAGTTATATCTGAGCTATTTGTTGTTAGATCTATATCTATAGATTCTTTCTCTAAATTAAATATATAGTCTCTTACATATCCACCTACTATTAGTGGTGTATCAGAAAATATTTCATTAGAAAATTTTTTTAAGTTATTAGCTAGATCTAGATCCATAGAAATTATGCCTCTTCACTAACTGGAACTTCAGGATTTAAATCAGACTCATTTTCTTTTGGAATTGAATTTCCACTATCTTTTGATTCTAATAACATCTTAGCATTAGCTAGCTGTCCCATCATCTTTGTTACACGAGTTAGAGCGTAAGAATATCCATCAATTAATTTGCTTTGTGCTTCGGCCAACTCAGGAAACATTGCAGCAATACCAATCTTATCAAGCATAATATCAAACTCTGCCAATAATCTAATTATTCTTCTATCTGATAACATGCCTGCTACTTCGTCTAGTTTTTTTGCAGCATCATCTAATTTTACATCACCAACTATATCATCATATTCGCCTTCTTTTGGACCTGGAATTGGTGTTATATCTTTTATATCAACAGGATCGACTTCATCTGGTCCAGGAATACTATCCTTCATCTCTTGCTCTGGAGTCTTTTGAATATTTTGTTCTAGCTGCTGAGATGGAACAGCTGCCTGCTCAGGACTTGTATTAGTCTGAATAGGCGCGGCTTGTTCGGATGGACTTGCAGCCTCTTCGACTGTTGGAGATTCTTGTGCTGTTTTTATTAGAATATCTGATGCATTTTTAATCAATGCAGTAGTATTTTTATTTTTAGAATATTTTTTTAGTGTATTAGAGAATTGATATGTCAAATCTTTTGCTGTACTTAAGAGTTTTACACTTCTTATTTTATGACTAAATGTAAGTAATAATTGAGATAGTTCCAAAAATTCATCAGGAGATAAATGATCTGATTCTCTTAGAAGTTTATCAATCCTTCTGCAGGCAGTATTAACTCTTGATTTCCATACTTTAAGTGAATCATCACTAGATTCTGTGGTGCTAGAGTCCAATGACTCTATATCATTTTCGGCTTTATTTACGGCGGCACTAAAGCTGCTACCAGGTAAATCGTATGTTGCGTGTCCATAGTTGCCTGGGGTTTGACCTAAATTTCCTGTATATAAAGCTTTTTTTTGCATTTTTTTATCCATATTTGCGTACTTTAAGTTTTCACCATTATAGTAAAATTTAAACCATATTTTAAAATTAATATCTTCTTGTGTATTTTTATCTAATTTTTCAGCATATCTTTCAAGCAAGCTTAATACAGGCTGACCATTTTTTTTAGAATCAACATATATACAGTAAACTATATCTAGCCATTTTTTTAAATCGTATTCTTCCCTTAAATCGATTCCATTAGATGGATTTGGATATGCAAATTTTTTAAGCTTACCACCTTCAATGATATTAACCATGGTCCAATAATTTGCGTCATTAAAATCTCTTAAGCTTCCATATGAAAAGTTAGATATATTATCTATACCAAAACTTTTGGCCACTTTTTTAGCTAATATTTTTTGTGACTTTGTAAAGCTCATTTTTTTTCTTTTTCTTCTCTTAGATTTTTAATAGCAGATATCCATTCAGTTTTATTTTTCAAAGGTTGCTTTGATACTTGTTCTTCAATATATTTTACATATTCTAAATATCTATTTGATTCAAAAATTTCTGATTCAGAATATGCTCTTTCATGCTCAAGGTTGTTCTTTATCCATTTTGAAAAAGATATTCTGCTATTTAAATCTTCTAATTTAAAAATTTTTATTTTCTTACCATCAATCAACATCTATTATCTGCCTCCTTGGGTCAGCATCTTGATAGACATCTAGTTGTCTCATCTTGTAGTTTACTTTTTCAACAAAAGTTGGTATTAATTTTGGATCCATTTCTCTTAGTATTTCTAGTATTGTTTCTTTTAATATTCTTGCATGTTCATTGACAATATTAACATTTATATTATGTTCAATCTTTTTGTCAGCAAATCCTTCTATATACTTTTTCCAATCTTGCATTAAGCTCTTCATTGTATTTACATATTCTAAAAATATCTTATCTTCTTTAATAGAGCCACCAGTTTCTAATAAATTAAAATAATGCTCTATTCTAGAGTTAACGAGTCTATCCATCTCTAAGAGTCTTCTTGTAACATCAAGTTCGGATGATGCTATTTCATCTATTTTCTGTCTATATGCATTAGAACTCTGTACAATCATCTTTGTTTCAAGCTCTATATTTTTTTTATCAATTTCATTTTTTTTATTTTTAATATCTTCTAAGACATCTCCTTTTATATTTAGATTATCTGATCTAAATTTTTGAAGTGTCATGTATGAAACATGAAGTCTCTTTGATCTTGGATACTTTTTTTCCAGCCAAGTTTCTATTTCTTTTACGCTTTCACCGGAAAGCAGCTTTTCAATTATTCTTTCTTTATCTGGGTGATTTATTATTTTAGAACTCATATTTCCTCAAAAAAAAACTCATTTAGATTTTACTCTAAATGAGCAAACACATTCTGTATATTTTATTACTTTTTGCTATGTTGAGACATAACTATATTTAAAATATCTTCTGAGCTAGGCTTTTCAGGAAGATCACTTTCATCCCCATCTTCATCTTCAGCCTGATACTCATCAGATTGAGCAATCTTAAATAAAATAGAATCCAAATAGGAGGCTTCTTTTACCATGCCAAGGCTATCTAACCTGTTAGCTAGAGTTACTAAATCTGTTTGCAAATCTACAGATCCACCATTAAATACTCTTCCATCAGAAGTTGTAAATCCTTCATTGTAGTCAAAAACTTCTTTTGTATTTGGATCTTGAAATACACCTGATGAAACTCTTTGAGCTTGAACGCCGGGTCTTCCAGGAACATATCTTGTAGAAAGACTGCCTGGCTTTTCTTTTTTTGGTTTATAGGCTTCTGGATGCTCTGGACCAATTCCATATAGATTTTTTTGATCTTGCGGCTTTCCTCCACGACCCTCTAGATAAGCATCTCTTGTGTTATACTCAGCTACGCCAGATTGAAAGTGCTGAAATATTCCATTTTGATCTTTTAAAGCTTTTTTATTAATCATGATAAAACAACCTTAGATGTATTAATTAATACACCATCGAGATCTTCTCTTGCTGATTTTCTAAATGGAACCGGCCTTCCCTTTTGGTCAAAATCTATTTTTGATGCTGGAAGTCCTAACTTTGGACAGAATGGCTCCACAGATGTTGGCACCCATATAAGATCTCCGCTACTTAAAGCCTGTTTTATTAGAGCATCTCTCTTATCATTATTTGATGCATGCTTTAATAGCTTTGAGAATCTATCTAGGGCATAGATATATGGCTGTCCATCAAACTTTGATTGAATGGCCTTTAGAGACTCTTCGGCTACCTTTAGGTTACCAGAGCTAACACCATTTATCATATGGTCCATCAATTGATCGTATGATAACCTTTCCATAGATTCAATATCTCTAGATACTACTTCTAACCCAGATTTTTTAGCAGTCTTTATAAGTGCATTTATAGACTCAGAATTTAATTTATAAATTTCACCACCAACTTCAAATGAAGATGGAATTATTGGCCTTCCAGATGAAAACTCAACTGGTACAGTTATATCAACTCTTCCTCCGGCAGTTGGAACATCTGCTTTAAAGTTTATTACTCTATCGTTAGATGATGCAACCCTAATCTGTGGGTTAGAAATACCCATTCCTTTTAATTCAACTTCTAAAACTTTTGATGCTAAACTTATCTGATCTTTTGAATATCTAGATGTTGCAGTCATTAGATTTGTTTCTAATTCTGCAAATTTTTCAAGAGCAACTGGTACCACCATTGAATCTACTTTGAAAGCGTTATCTAGTCTTTGGCTTTCAAAGCTATTTCTTGCTGCTTTTTTCTTAAAGTTTTGTTTATCTTTTAGGTAAACATATAAGTTTTCTTTATTTAGCTTTAATATATTTCCATCTTGAATGAAAGAATCTGGTATTGATGGCAGTCCTGATGATATTTTTATTGGTATAGATAAATCAACCTGTGTATGATCAGAAGTATCAATAGATGCTTTACATAGTATAAAGTGCTCATTATGATGAACTACAGATACAGAGCTTGGGTTAACTCCAAGTGATGTTAACTGAACCTTTGTAAACTTTTCTGCTTTCTTTATTATATTATCAGAAAAAGAAGAAAATGATTTTTTATCAAGAGAAAACGCACCCTCGAATTCTTTTGAAGCAGGAGATTCTCCGTATAATGGTAGCATACCATTCTCATAAGACACCCTGGCTGTTGAGGCATCTTTTTCTATACTTGGAGTTACCTTTTCAAATATAATATCTCCAAGTTCTCTTCTAAAATTATCTCTTCCACCTCCCATACCAGATAGCTCATGATAAAGTGCTGTAAGCTGAGCTTGAGTTACAAAAGGATTTTTTGCAGCAACCTTTTGGATTACATCTCTAAAATGTCCAATAACTGGGTCTCCAGAGTTTTTAGAGGCAGCTTTTTCTAATCTATCTAGTATATATCCAGCTGGATAGCTTTTTCCATTTTTCATTGTATCTAATGCTTTCTTAGCTTCTCTTGCTATATTTTTAATATCCTTCATTGTATTTCCTTATACAAACTTTTTAAGTTCGGGGAAGACATTTGTTAGGGCCTCTGTCTTTGATCTGGCTTGAGAACTAAATACACTTTTTAAAAACTCACCACTTTCTGAGACTTCTTCTAGTAATGCACTCTTAAAAGTAAAAACATCATCTGATGAAAAGCCATACTCTTCTGATGAGAAGTTACAAACTGGAATATTTTTATATGCAAGAGTTACAATGTTTCCTTCATAGTTTGATACAGCAGACCAGTCGCCACCTTCTTTTACTCCATATTTTGGATCAGAACTTCTAATTAAGAATCCGTCTTCTACTTTCCACAAATCACCATATTGGTCATTCATTATCTTATATAAATCAAAGGCAATTTTTTTTAGGCCAATGGCATCGCTCATTGGTATCTTATTTTTCTTACTTATATCTTTTACTCTATTTTGATATAAGTCAAATAAGATATTATCTAATTCATTCATATTTTGCTCTCCAAGAATGTTTAAACTTATTAATAGATATTTAATTATATATATAATTCTGAAAATAAATTAGTAGGAGAGAAATCTGTTATATTACTAGACTTTGACATCTCATCTAGTATATCTTTTATTTTCTTTTGATTAAAACATATCTTTTTAAGTTTCTTAACTATTCCACCATATCTTTTTCTTTGATTTTTATAATCAATATTACCATGCATTGCTTTATGCACAGCAGACTGTGTTATTCCTAGATGATCTGCTATTTCATTCTGTGTCTTTCCCATTAATCTCATAAATAAAATTTTCTTTTGGTGTTCTGTTAAAATATCGCTATGAATTACTTCATATAATTCTTCTAACAGCTTCTCTCTTAAGTCACACATTTTATCACTATAAGCATTTTCTTTAAGAATAGAAGAAATGCCTCTATCTTCTGGAAAATTTGATAATTTTTCATAATCAAATGAAACTTCTACTATCTTGTATTGATAAGATTTGCTATTCTTTTTCATTACCAATCCTCTGGAATAATTTGTTTAAAATCTTTAAAAAAAGAAGATTTGTTTTTATATGGATTAGCAAAATATTCATCAACATCTTTATATGGCTCTGGAACTTTTAAGAATCTAAGTTTTATACCTTTGTTGATATATTTTGAATATATTCTTTCTGCAGATTTTTGGCCAGGATCATCTGAATCTAATATAAACGTTATTTTATCACAATATTTAGCTAATTTATAAAAATGATATTGAGAAAAAGATGTTCCACAAATTGCAATACAATTATCAATTCCTC